GCCGCTTCTGCAAGAGCAATGGCTGGAGACCCTACGGCTATGGCTTTAGGTAAAACAAGAATTGTAAAAAATAAGATTGGAGCTGGTATTTCTATTGCTAGTATATTAGCCACTAGCCTTAACCAAAAAGGAATTAAAGGAGGAGGTCCTTCTGGCTCTGATACTGGAGGAGGCGCTCCATCAAGAGAATTTGACTTTAACCTAGTAGGTTCTACAGGTGTTAATCAATTAGCTCAAGGTGTAGGCGCTCAGTTTAGCCAACAACCAATACAGGCATACGTTGTATCAAGTCAAATGACATCACAGCAGCAACTAGACCACACTATACAGACACAAGCTTCTATAGGAAATTAGAAATAAAAACAAAGTTAATTGTTATAATATTATGGAAAACTTAGACATATTTGAATTATTCATAGACGAGGAAAATGAATGGGGTGGTATAGAAGCCATTTCCATTGTTGAGAATCCAGCTATAGAGGAAGACTTTATAGCGCTTAAATCACAAGAAGTAAAGCTAGCCGAAGTAAATGCAGAGAAACGTATTCTTATGGGTGCTGCATTGATTCCTAACAAGAAGATATACAGAAGAAACGGAGAGCAAGAATATTACATTCACTTCTCTGAAGAAACTGTAAGAAAAGCTTCACAGCTTTTTCTATCAAGGGGTAAGCAAAACAACTCAACCTTAGAACACGAAGTAGAGCTAGGTGGCTTATCTGTTGTAGAGTCTTGGATAATAGAAGACGAAGTACAAGACAAGTCTCGTAAATACAATCTTAATATGCCTGTAGGAACTTGGATGGTATCGGTTAAAGTAAATAACGATGAGATATGGGAAGAGTTTATTAAGACTGAAAAGGTAAAAGGCTTTAGTATTGAGGGGTTCTTTAGTGACAAGAAATCTGATAGACCACAAGAAAGTGTAGAGGAAGAGTTGTCAGCAGAAGACCTAGCTAAGATATACGAGATACAAGAGATTTTAAGCGCTTCTAACGAGGTTGAACTAGAAACCTATAGCGATTATCCAAAGGCTGCTAGAAACAACGCTAAAAGAGCCTTAAAATGGAAAAAAGAAAATGGTAGTTCTTGCGGAACAAGTGTGGGCTGGACAAGAGCCTCGCAACTAGCCAGAGGCGCTAGTTTGAGCCGCTCTACGATTGCAAGAATGGCATCGTTTAAGAGACACCAACAACACAAAGACGTACCTTATTCTGAGGGATGTGGTGGTCTTATGTGGGATGCTTGGGGAGGTTCTGCTGGAGTCAACTGGGCTATTAGTAAACTTAAACAAATAGACAAGTAATATGGGTCAGGTATTTAACACTTCTTACAAGGTAAAGACAGATAATATGACCGATAGTCAGTTATCTAATTCTAATATAGAAAATGGTTCTTTAGTTAGGACTGATAGTGGTCTTTATATGGGGCACTCTGGAGAGAATGTAAGAGTGTATCCGCAAAGTGCTGGTTCTTTAGGGTTAGGGTGGATGCGTATTGATGATACTCAGTACGATTCTGATAACAAACTTAACCTAGTAGACCAAGTACAAGTTGTATTGCCTAACAATGCTGGTAATATAGTAAATAGCGATGGTGCTAATTATTACGATGCAAACACTCAGAAGTTGATTTCTACAAATGAGAATGACGTTTTCATAACAACTGTTGTGTTTAAGGCTAGTGCAGCTAATACAAATCATACTCACCTAGATATAGTTCTTGTTGGTTCTGGTGAAATAGGAAGAGTCCACATGGTTCAACAATTCTACAAAGGAAACAATGTCGAGCAAGGTGTTCATCAAGTTATGCAATACTATACAGACTCAGATTTTGTTTCTAATGGAGTTCAAATAAAAATACAATCTCATGGCGGTACTGCTAAGATATGGGATATAATCTATTTTATACAAAAAACTCAATCAGCATAATATGAGAGCTAAATACTGTAAATGTAAAAATACATACTGCATAAGCTGTTGCAAAGATTGCAATGCGGCTGACTACTGGAAACAAGGCATAGGAGTTATTACTGGTATACCAGATTCTGATGACGACGATGACTAGATAAAAATGAAATAAACTTTAATTTAATTGTTATACTAATATAAAAAACCTTTAATTTATGAAAGCTACAGAAATTTTAGAAAAGCTACAAAATGTTTTTCTTTCTACTGAAGCGGAAGTTTCTGAGACTCCTATCGAAGAAGTCAAAGAGGAATTGTCTTCTGAAGAAGTAGTAGAGAACGTTGAGTTAGAAGCTCAAGAAGAAGTTAGCGAGGAAGTAGTAGAAGAAACTACTGAATTAGCTGAAGAAGAAGTCGTAGAGGAAGAAGTGGTAGAAGAAGCTGCTGCTCCAGAATACGCAACTAAAGAAGACTTATCCAAGATGAAACAAGAGTTTATGGATGTTATTGAGAGTCTTGTAAAAAAAGAAGAAGAATACCAAAAAGAAGTACCAGCAGAATTGAGTTCTGATGTTGATTTATCAGAAGAGGCTGAAGAAATCTCTCATTCTCCTGAGTCTGGCGTAGAAAGTAAAGCTAGATTTGTTATTGGCGGAAACAGACCAATGACTACTAAAGACAGAGTATTCAACAAAATGTTTAATAATTAATTATTTTAATAAAAATGGCAACAAACACAACTATTACTACAACTTATGCTGGTGAGAAATTGCAAGGCTTTATCTCTGCTGCATTATTATCTGCTAACACTATTGAAAACGGTGGTGTAAGCGTTAAACCAAATGTTAAATTTAAAGCTGTTATCAAATCACTTGCTACAGGTTCTTTGATTGCTGGCGACACTTGTGACTTTACTGACAGTTCTTCTGTAACTCTTGATGAAAGAATCCTTGAGCCAGAAACTTTCCAAGTTAACTTACAGCTTTGTAAAGATGATTTTCGTTCTGACTGGGATGCTATCTCTATGGGGTATTCTGCATTCGATAGCTTACCTCCATCTTTCGCTGACTACCTAGTAGCTCACGTTGCTGCTAAAGTAGCTGAAGAAACAGAAGCTATGATTTGGGCTGGAGCTAAATCTAGCCCTACTGATGATTCAACTATTGATGGTTTCACAACTTTATTTGCTGATGATAACAATGTTATCGATGTAACTGGAACTGCTATTACTGCTGGAAACGTAATCGAAGAGATGGGTAAAGTAGTAGACGCTATTCCTTCTGCTATCTACGGTAAAGAAGACCTTAAATTATACGTTTCTAAAAACGTAATGAAAGCATACGTTCGTGCATTAGGCGGATTTAATGTTGCTGCAACATCAAACGCTGGTACTGACAACAAAGGTACTCAATGGTATGACAACGGAGCTTTATCTTTCGATGGAATCTCTATCTTTATGGCTAACGGTCTTGCAGACAACAAAATGGTAGCTGCACAGACTTCTAACTTATACTTCGGTACAGGTGTATTATCTGACTTGAACCAAGTAAAAGTTTTAGATATGGCTGACCTTGATGGTTCTCAGAACGTAAGAGTAATTGCTCGTTTTACTGCTGGTATCCAGTACGGATTTGGTGGAGAGATTGTTTATTACACAGCTTAATAAACTGTTCATTTAATATAAAGGGGATGGGTGTCTTATCCCATCCCTTTTTTTTGTTTAACTAAAAAAAAATATAAAATTATGCCTTGTGATATATCAACTGGAAGAACGGAAGCGTGTAAAGAAAGTGTTGGAGGATTAAGAAACATCTATATTGGTAATTTCTCTTCTTTGCTTTACTTTGACGCAACCTCTAACATGGATGCTGAAGAACAAGTTACAGCATTAACTAGCCCACTTACTGTTTACAAATTTGAACTAAGAGGAGATAACAATACTTTTGAGGAAACTAACGAGAACTCAAGAGATAATGGAACTTCTTTTTGGACTCAAACTGGAACAATAGCTCTTAAGAAACAAGATGCTGCTACTCAAAAAGCTCTTAAATTACTTTCTTATGGAAGACCACACATTTTGATTGAGGACTATAACGGTAATTTCCGTTTAGCTGGTGCTCAAAATGGTGTTGAAGTTTCTGTAGGTACTGCTACTGGCGGTGCTATGGGAGACTTAAATGGTTACAACATTACATTTGAAGGAAAAGAGAAAGAGCCAGCATTTTTCGTAGCCACTAATGCAGTGGGAATTGGAGCTGACTTTGACGTTAGTACAACAGTTATTAATCCATAATAACTAACCATATTCAATAATAGAGGGGTTCTGTTTAATACAGAGCCCCTTTTTTATTAAATAAAACGAAAACCGACATTTGTTGTTATAATATTATGACAATAGCGGATATAAATAGTTTACCAGTAATAAGTCTTAACGTAACAGGGCGTGAAGGTTCAGGTACTTCTGTGACTGTGATAGACCAAGAGTCTAAGGATGTTACTAAAACAAGTAACTTTACTTACACACAAGGTGAATCTCTTACACTTACTATAGAAGACCAGACCTTTATAGATAGGCTTGAAAAAAACAGTACGCTATCTGTGATATTATACGATGAAACCGTACCCTTGTACAGAGACATTATTAGGTTTAGAGGTGAATTAAATACCGCAAACGAATATACTCAGTACAACAATGAAGATGATTACTTTATTTATGAGTCTGAGCAATTTGAAGAAGATGACCCTCACGTTGATTACGGAGGAGGGGGTGTTAATGGCTCTGAAACAGGCTCTAGTAACGTAACAAGTTATTTACCTACAAACTTAGAAGGTATGACTATTATAGACCTTCCTGATGATGTAATTACACCTAGTGCAGACTACTCTGTTGTTTATGACACTAACAATAATGGTAGAGGTGAGATGAGAGGGGCTGGCTATTCTTATGAGCTTCTTAAGGCTTCTGAAGAGACTCTAGGAGACTTTAAGGTTCGTTCTGCCGAATACGGAACATTTAACAGTAGCCCTTCTAGCTTGGAATCTGTTACTGTTTACCAGTATAACTTCAATAGTAACACAGGAAACACATTCGGATATCATCCAGACCAAAGAAACTTATCGACTAATCCTGATTTGATAAACACACTAGAAAGCTACGCTTCAAATGTAGGTGATTTTAAATATTTTCACTTTATGAACGGAAGAGACTATTCTTTTAGTGATACAGTAACATTATTACAAATGAGAGAAGAAAACTCTCTAGATAACTCCTCATTTGAAACAACAATATATAAAGAGGACTCTATATCTGATTGGGTTGTAGGGATGAGTATTTATTCTGATGCTACAGGAACTTCTATTACTGATAACTATGTAGACACTTATGCTGTAACAAACGATATAGATAGATATCATTTTATATCTAAAAACTCATCAGGAGTTTGGGTATTGGTTAGATGTACTGATGGGATAGTAACTCACGTTGAGGCTGTAGATTCAGTTAACTATGTTAGGTTATCTGAGATGTATTTAGTAGGTATAGTTAATAATCCTTACGAGACTCAACCATCTGGCAGAATTGAAGCATTTAAACCTTGGATACAAGCTAAGCTAGCAGATACTGAAGCTGTTTTTAATAGCAGCTATCAGAGTGTAGATTATACTACTGTTAAGTTTTCTATTTCTGAAAGTCCTTCCAACAGGCAAGGATTCAGAAGGGTTTTAGACTTACAGGGCGGTGTATTAGGTTCTGTAGGAAGTAAGGTATATATTCATACAGGTCCTACAAATATACAAAATGTATTCCATAAGCAATTAGTAAGTGAAGATGCAGATAGCTCTCTTATTGGTGCTAGTGATGAACAAAGATATGAAATATTGACATTATCTCCTTGGAAGGACTATGTAAACAACTTAGAGTTCAACGAGCAACCTTGGTTGTTATTAGAAATAGATAAAGCAACTGGTCTTATATCAGACAGAGAGTGGATAAACGTTTAGAAAAATTGTTATATTTATAACACAATAAAAGAAGATGGAAAGTAAAAACATTAGAGTAATAGAATTATCTGGATACCAGACCCCTGTTGTACAAGAACAGTACAATAAAGATTGGGTTAAGTATGGAGAAGATAACAACTATTTCAAGTTGCTTATAGATAATTATATGGGGTCTCCAACCAACTCTCGTTGTATAAACGGTATTGTTGACATGATTGCTGGTAGAGGATTAGAGGCTACAAACAGGCAAGAAAAACCTGAGCAGTATTTAGAGATGAGAAATCTACTAAGCAAGAAGACTGTTAAGCGTATTGCTCACGATTACAAAATGCTGGGTCAAGCTGCTATACAGGTAACCTACAATAAAAGAAAGAACAGAATATTAAAGGTATCTCACTTTCCTATGGAGACTCTAAGAGCTGAGAAGTGTGATGCTAGTGGTATTATAAAAGCATATTACTATCATCCTAAATGGGAAGATTACAAGACTACTGATAAACCAAAGAGAATACCGACATTTGGTAACGGAACTAAAAAGCAACAGAACGAGCTTTACATTGTAAAACCATACAGAAGTGGTTTTTATTATTATGCCCCTGTAGATTACAATGGATGTTTACAGTATTGCAACTTAGAGCAAGAGGTGTCTAATTACCACATAAACAACATTAAGAACGGATTACAACCTAGCTTGTTAATCAACTTTAACAACGGTACACCTCCAGAAGAAACTCAAGCTGCTTTAGAACGCAAGATATATGAGAAGTTTAGTGGTTCAAGTAATGCTGGTAAGTTTATTATTGCGTTTAACGAGTCTCAGGATACTAAGGCAGATATTGAGCCAATACACTTGCCTGATGCACACGCACAATATCAGTTTATGTCTGATGAGGCTAGAGAAAAGATTATGTTAGGTCATGGCATCGTTTCTCCTATACTTTTAGGGATAAAAGATAACACAGGGTTCGGTAACAACGCAGAGGAGCTTAGAACGGCTGCTGTGCTTATGGACAACGTTATTATAAGACCTTTACAGGATGGTATTATAGAAGCTCTACAGGAAATATTAAATTTTAACGGAATTGACTTAGACTTATACTTTATAACGCTACAGCCTATTGAGTTTACAGAATTAGACAATATCTCTACTAAAGTAAAAAGAGAAGAGGAAACTGGAGAGAAACTTAGCTCACAAGTTGAGGAAGAAGAGTCTCTAGAGGAATCTCAAGTTGAACCTAAAGACGAAGAGGAATAATGGCAAGAAAAGCACTATTTATAAGCGTAGCTGATTTAAAGAAAAGGTCGATGATTGAGGGCAATGTTGACTCAAGCAAGATTGTGCAATACATTGAGGTTGCTCAGGATTTGCATATACAAAATTACCTAGGCGGTAAGTTATACAAAAAGATGCAACAGTTAGTTGTTAGCGGTGAAATAGTTGATTTAGATAACGCTAATTATAAGACGTTATTAGACGACTACATTAAGCCTATGCTTATATGGTATACGCAGTCAACTATACTTCCCTACATAATGTTTTCTATAACTAATGGAGGCGTAGGTAAGCATATATCAGAAAACAGCGAAACAGCTACTCACGATGATATGACTTATTTAGGACAAAGAATGAATGATACTGCTGAATTTTATACTAAGAGGTTCTTAGATTATATGTGTAGTTATTCT